GTTTCTTGAGACTTGTATGTTCCGATTACGGCATTAATTCTTTTTTTCTCTAATTCAAATTCTTGTCTTTTAAAATCTCTTTGTTCCTTAGAAGCCTCAATATCTTCTTGAGCAGCTTCTAGCTGAAAATCCATAAGCTCAAATTGTTTTTTTTGCTTTTCTTCTTCTCTTTCTTGTTGGTTAAATTTTAATGCTAAATTAAAACCTGACTCAAATCCGCTTGCTAAACTCATGATTAATCAAATAATTTGTTAAGTAATGCTGCTGCCGCAACTCCTAATAATACTGGTCCTGCTAATGCACCAAGAGCTGCTCCACCTTGTGCAAGCAAAGTTCCTCCTGCTGCCTTTGATGATGCTACTGCTGCTTTTGCAGCTGGTGCCGCTAAGTATGCACCTGTACCCGCACCCATACCCATAAGGCTTTGTTCAGCTGCACGCTTTTGCATACTTAATTGTCTTTCAGCTATATCTTGCTGTGCTTCCATTCTTGCTGAACTTAGCAATCCTGATGTTGCTTGTCTTTTTGTTTCTTGACCTACTGCCAATAATCCACCTAATCCACTAGCCACTTAGACCTCCTGTTACTGATTTTTGTGCCATACTACTACCCAATCCACCAGATAGTATTTGCGTTCTTCTCTCATTAGCTCTCATTCTTGCAAAGTTTCTTGCTGCAACTAATGCAGATGTTTCTGATCTTTGATAGTCTCCTTGAGCTTCTGGTCTTAGTTGTAGTCCATAACCAGCTTGTCTTCTTGATTCCTGACCTCTAACATTCGCGTATTGTCTTGCCACTGCCGCTTGTGCTCTTCCTATCTCTTCTTGTTGCAAACCCTCAAAACCCGTAGTCATTTGTTCAATAAGGTCTTGTTCTACAGGAAAAAATCTATTTAAGTAATCTTGGAATTCAGCCTCATATAAATCTGCCAGAGTGTCTTGAGCTGATTGATCTCCCTGCCTAAACGGATTAACATAATTATAACTTGATGGCTGTGAGGACCTAGAAAAACCACTATTACCAAAACCAGATCCCATAGTATTATAATATCCGTCACTTTCGTAGTTATATATACTTGAACGAAAAGCCATTAAGAACCCTTGCCTCCACTAACAATAAGACCCGTACCAAAACCAAGTCCCTGACCAATAACAGCCTGTCCAGCTTGACCTTTTTGAAAAGACTGTTTTGCTTCTGCTATTCCTCTTTGTTGTGCTAATTTTCCAACCTCAGATATTCCAGATATGGCTTGCCCTGCTTGACCTTGACCCATAGCAATGATATTTTGCATGCCTTGATAATATCTATCTACTTGCCCTGAGAGTGCTTCGGTTGTTCCTAACCCCATTCCTCTGGCTTGTGCTTGTTGCATCTGTGATGCTCTGGCTTGATACTGACCGCTTGTTGGGTCTGCTCCCATTGCAAAAGCCTGCTGTTGCATATTAGCTCTAGCTGCTTGAAATTCTGGTTGCTGTAAGGCATTAACATAACCCTCAACACTTTCAAAAGCTGATGGGTCTTTCATAGCAGCAACTTGTGACATGAATTCATTTTCTAAAGGTCTATAATATTGTTGATAAAGATTAAATCTTTGTGCAGCTATTGAAGCTAATGCTTTTTGTGATGCTGTGTCTTTAATTTCTGTTGATCCGCCGCCGCCTGACATTATATTTTTTTCTCCACTATGTATTGTTTTGTTTCATAACCGATATGAGACAAGACATCTGCTAATCCTTTCCAGGGTGTCCAAAACTCTACTTTGTTACATCCTCTTTGTTCAGCCATATGTTCAATATACTCCATGTATTTGCCATTAGCATTTTCTCTTTTATCATAAGCCACCCAAATTAATAATGATTGCGTGGGCTTAAAAATACTAGGCTTTACTTGTAGAATAATAAAGCTCTCACATGGGTCTTGCTCTATATCTACATAAAGCTCTGCTACCCCATTTACTAGTGCTGAGTATATGTCTTCTGGTCTCCATTCTGGTTTTGCTTCTTTTTTTATTTCCCGCAAACCAGGTTCTATATGATCCCAATAAACTCTAACATCTACTTGTGATAGCATTTTATCCATAAGATACCATTAAATTATATAATAATGTAGCATTATATTACTAATTAAGAAGGCTCTGTAGGGAAAGCAACACTATCTAAGTTCTCCGCTTCGTGCTGTGAGCTAGGTAAATCTCTTAGAGATTGTCTATAATTTGCCCACTCTGTTTTTTTAGAATCTGATAAGGGGCTGTCAGACATTTGCGTCCAGTCTGAGTTTTGCAAAAGAATGTTTCTTTGTGATCTCACATCATCCCAAAAATCAACCGACACATTAACTGGGCTGCCATCAACAAACTTTATACTTGATGGTGAATAATATCCCTCTACAATGGTTTCATCTGAGCCAACCAAAATATCATCAACATTACAGTCAGAGCTAATTACAGATTCAATAATACCAGTCTCTGTTTTATATATAGTAAAGTGTTTCATTAGGTTGTGTTATCCATTGTAACGTGCAATTGCATGTGCGTATGATTATAAGTTCCAGAAAAGTAAACCCTCCAATACACAGTACTCTGCGAGGTCGTCATATTTGTTATCTGTCCCTGATACGTGTAGGTGTATCCACGATATGTACCCGCACTCCAATAAATATTAGCCTCTCCTCCCGAGGCGGTTATCCACGTAGAGTTATTTAGAGAATATTGAACCCTACCACCATTAACATTACCTAGCACGGCAGACAAAACTACAGAGTAAGAAGCATTATTTCTAACCTGAGTAATAGTTACTGGCACAAAGGATGCATTGGATCCTGTGTATGTAGTGTTTCCGCCACTACCTCTTATGGCTGAACCGTATCTTAAAAGCGGTACAAAGGCTCCTGTATGTGATTTTATATCTGTACTAACATTATCAAAATGTTTTACATTCAAAGTATCAACATTTATTCTTGCAGAATCAAGCTGACCAGCGTTTATTTTTGTAGCATTGAGGTCGCTAATCTTAGCGTTTGTAATGGTTGCATCAGCTATCTTAGCGTTGGTTATATTAGCGTCAGCTATCTTGGCTGAAGTAATTGCAGCATCTGCTATCTTTGCACTGTCTATAGCTGCTGTGCCTATCTTTGCATTTAAGATAGCACCATCAAGTATCTTTACAGAAGATATAGCACCATCATTAATGTCTGCTGTATTTATTAATGCAGTACTTGCTGATGTTCCTGTTGTTGAATTAAAGGGTCCTGGGGTTTCTTGAGTGTTAACAAAACGTATCCAATAATATCTTGTTTGATTAGTTCCTACTTGATGATTAAAAACATTGGCAGTAGTCTGTCCAACAAAAGATCTGTTTGCAAAATTATTAGAGGTTGCAGACCATATTTCAGCATGAGAAAAGCCTACAAAATTTTTATTATCCCAGTCTAAAACTATATTTTGAAAAGCACCTGTGGCACTAAGTCCAGTTGGTACTGGTGGAGTATCTAAAACTTCCTCATCCCCAATAATCACGTTGGTTGAGCTTCCACCAACAACAGAACCTGTTCCACTAATTCTTATATCGCGTTTTACAATACCTTTATCAATAAGATCCCTAAAGGTTACAGCCGCATCAAGAGGATTTCCTATCTCCCCTTTAAGCTGTGCAATAGACTCATTTACATTAGAGGCAAATCTTTTTCCTTCATGATCAAAAGCTCTAGGTACAACAAAGGTTCCTCTGGCTTTAGCCATTAGGTTATCTCCTGGGGACTTTCATATACGCAAACCTCGTTGACTGGGTCTGTTCCTTCTAAAATAATATGAAAGGATTTTGTTCTATACCCTCCAGGTAATCTAAATATATTGTTACTAGTAACTGTTTGAGTGTGTTTTAAAACACCATCAGCATAAAGTTTAAAAGTTAAACTGTTATAAGAGTCAGCACTTACTTTTGCTACACCTGGTGATATGGGTCTATTGGTATAAAACTCTTTTGATTTCCATGTATAAGTTCTCTTACTGCTTGATCTGCCGAACTTTTTTAGAACTCCGCCAATAACCAAATAAAGCTCATCGTTTTCTCTATCGTTGTAGCCAGCATGGGCATAAAAATCTAAATCGACAAAAGCATTCTTGCCACCCCTTGGATCAAAGATAAAACCCTTTTTAGTATTTACATCTGAACCATCCCAAGTAAATCCAAGATACTTGCCCTCATACTCATAACCCTCTACGTTGGAAGGGTAGTAATCCTGCCACTGATCTCTGGTAAATATCTGTTGTGTAATAAGTTGTATTCCTGAATTAGAAGCTAATACTAGACCGTCTGGTGATGAATATATTGCGTACTCTCCCATATCAACAAGAGATCTTTTATTAGCACATGGAAGGTTTGCGTCTATCTCTACCATAGCCATGGCACTTGGATCTGTGCCTGATGCAATAAGTGGCTTTCCGTTTGTTGTTACTAGTAAACCAGATGCTATAGATGCTATAGCAACTATGTCTGTTGAGGTTGTTAATTGATTGGCTAGTGGATAAGAGTGTGGCAAAAAGGCTTCACTAAAAAGCAAAGTGTTACCACTAAATCCTGCTGTTATACCGTTAGGCATAGTAGTGATACCAAACATAGGTCCATCTGGGTGATCTGCTGAGGTATCATCTGGTGGTGCAAGATTGTCTGTTGATTCTATTTCTTCCCCGAGAGAGGCGTCTAGCACTGCCTCTGTTGTTGTTCCAGCAGAGGTTCCAGTAACGTCTTTAACAAACCTAAATACACCATTTATATCTGTTCTATATATTCTTCTTTTAGAGATATTATAAGTTCCGCTTGTAGCTGCTGGCAGTGATATAGTTACTGTGGCTCCATCAGAGGCATCCACAATATCTATAGCTCTAACAGCACTGGGCGGACCCTCTTCACCAAATGCAGTTATTTCTGTATAAAGATATGCTCTAGAAGATATAGCAGCTCCGTCTGCTGCTGTTGCATTGTTGACCGACGGTGCAGCTGTAAATGCGGCGGGGATAGGTAAGCCTAGTCTGTAGGATGTTACAGGATAAGGACCTGATCCAGTTATACCATTTGAGGCATCCACCATTCTTGGAAAGCCAGAAGATCCGCTTACCCCTGTAAAGTAAAACCTACTAAATGCATCTTCCTTGATTGGGCTTTTAATAACATTAACGTCATCATTAAAGGTAAACCACTCATTATCTGTTGCTTTAAATATTGTTTTGGTGGATGTGGTTATATGTGATGCTGGGTGCGTGGGACCTGACTCTGATGCATCATTAACATCTTGAGGTAAAGCCTCTAACCTTCCTCTATCTAAAAAAGCATTCTCGGTGCTTTGTGCTACATCCTCGGGCAATAACCTAGGTGCAATTTTTTCGTTTAATCCACTAAATGTTGTAAGTTTAAATCCAGCCACGTTAACTCTCTGTTGGTATGAATACTCCTGCCTTTATTAGTTTTTCTCTATTATGCATATGCTCTGCCTCTATATCGTCTTTTGACTGACCATGGTAAGCAACGGCTAAGTTTTTCTTTATCATTTCAATATTTAAATCTAAGTCATCAGCAAATATAGTTCCTAGAACTCTGCCGAATTTACCCTTCTTATCTAGCTTTGTTTGAACCTTTACAAGCTTAGCACTTTCAATCTTTTCTTTTAAAAAACTTGAAGCTAACTTGCCTCTAGCTTTTTCATCGAGATCTCTAGTCCTTGACTCTGGGGTATCTACTCCATAAAGCCTGATTCTAGATTTGAAATTTATATCAAAACCCAAATGAATCTCAGCATCAATAGTGTCACCATCAACTATTCTAGTAACAGTGCATTTATATTCATACATTGTTTATTTCTTCTTTCTTTTTTTTACAGTTTTGTAAGCTTCATTCTTGGCAGTCCTGGGATCGTCTGCAACATAGCGTCCTTTCTTATCCCTTGTTCTAACTACCTCAGACTCAACTAGACCCATCTTTGCTAATAAATTACCAAACCAGCTCATTTGTTATCCTCTTTTTGTTGAGAAGCTCCAAAATAAAAAGATATCACAGCACTAGCTAAACCACCTAAATATCCTAGCACTAAATTTATTAAGGCTTCACTGTTTTGCTCTGGTGGTTGTATGGTTACTAAAAATATATAACTCATAAATCCGCTCAAAGTAATGATACCGATAATTCTTGTTGTCCAATCTTTGCTAAAGTTTTTTCTAGCATTTTGCTTGTCATCAGTTTCTAATTTAAATATATCAACATCTAACTGTTTCATCTGTTGCTCAAACTCCTGCTCTGCTTTTTTGAGCTGGAGCATTTGTTCTGGTGTTGCTTCAGCTATTGCTCTTTCTATAGACTTTGGATTGTTTGGTACGCCCAATGTTTCGGCTATAAGGTTTGCCGCCATGCCTCCCATAGGACCACCCAATGCTGTTCCCAATGTTGGAGCAACTGCTCCCACTACATTTTTTAATAAACTTTTTAATGCCATAATAATCCTTATACTGTGTATATAATTAAAGGTTTACTTTTACCTTTAACTTTTATTGGTTTTAGTAATTTTAACCCAATTTGCGACTTATTTGCAGTTGATTCACCAATCAATATATCAACCCCTGCTTCCTTGGTAGCTGATTCAAGTCTTGCTGCAACATTAACAGCATCACCAATTGCTGAATAATCAAACCTAGTATCTGATCCCATGTTTCCAATTACTGCGTACCCACTATTGATTCCACACCCAATAGCTACGGGCTCTGATAAATCTTTTTGTAATTGTTGAATGGCTGTACGCATATCTCTTGCACATGCTATAGCTCTTTCTTCATGGCAGTCTAAATCCAATGGTGCATTAAATATTGCCATACAGGCATCGCCGATGAATTTATCTACCATGCCACCATGTGCCTGGATACATTTAACTTGAACAGTTAAAACTTTGTTCATAATATCTGTAACTTCTTCTGGTGGTAGTTTTTCAGATAGATTTGTAAAACCTCTGACATCTGTAAATAGAAATGTGCAGTTTCTTTTCTCTCCCCCGAGTTTCAGAAGGTCAGGATTCTTTTGTAATTGTTTAACTTGTCTTGGATCTAGGTAATGCTCAAACTGCTTTTTTATTTGTTGACGTAATTTATATTGTTTTTTGAAGTTAATATAGTAAGCAACAGTGGAAGTTATGATTTGAGAGATAAAAGTCCATGAAAAATCCAACAAAATGCCTTTCTGAACGCTAAAAACGCCTGAGAAGCCCGTAGTGAAGAGCAAAATAATTACTATACTTAGACCCTTACCTATGCCAAGAAAATTAATTGTGAGCCATGTCAGCGACACAAAAATTCCTAAAATAAAAATTTCGGCTGCTAAATGCCAGTCAGGAATATAAGGAGAATTTTCTATTAAAATTGACTCAGATAATGCTGCTTGTATTTTGTGTGGCTCTAATAATCCAACTGGAGTTGCAACTTGTGGCATGATTCCGTTTGCAGTAATTCCAACAAATACAAACTTTCCCTGGACATTCATTTCCTCTAATGTGGTTTGCGGTGTGTCTACCCAACTAATCCACTTCCGACCTAAACTATCTGTCTTGACTGGTGGTAATCCTTTTACCCTTATTTCCTCTATACCAAGATCATTGGTTTTTATTACATAGGTTTTTGCACCTACCAATGCTTTTAATACTTCTGTACCAAACGCGGGTACATATCCATCTGGTGTTCTTAATAATAAAGGTATTCTGCGAACTAAGTTGTCAAGATCAGTAGGTGCAGTTGCAATACCCTGTTGTATATAATTTCTAAGGTTGATAGTATTTTGAACTACACCTTTAGATAACATACCACCTTTTTCTTCACCCAGGATAACTGTACCAACTGTTTTTGGGTATATTTGATTTGGGGCTTCAAACATTGCCAATATTGATGTACCTTGTTGTAAAGACTCTGCAAACTCTTTATCCCCCCCAAGTCGATCAGGGTGAGGAAAAGATATAACCCAACCAATACCAAGAGCACCATTATTTAATATTTCATTATTTATTTTTGCAAGTCTCTGTCTGGGTAAAGGATAGCCTCCTTCCTGGTCTATAAAATTTTCATCTATGTTTAGTATTGTGAAATAGCCAGATGGTTGTTGTTCGGGTACCAAATAATCAAATACTTTTAACTTTAATATTTCTGTAGGAGGACTTTGAAATACTAAAGGTGCTGCTAATATAGTTAATAATAAAAAAAATATTCTCATCAGTTGCTTTGGGTAACCTTTATGGTGCTACCCTCCCCTCCGTTTATTGATACCACTCTAGATACTCCATCTTGAATAAAAATAACTGTATAACCCGTATCAGAATCAATATCTACTCTTGCAGTATTGTTTACGCTTCTTATTATAGTTAGCTTTTCTCCTGTCATGTAAGTTGTGATTTGAGTTTCTAGATCTTGACCAAGCCTAGTTCCAACTATATTTAATGTAGTTGCGTCTTGTGCCAACTGATCTTCTTCTTGTATTACCTCAAGCTCATCTAATATGTCTAACAGGTCTTCAAGAAAATTTACATCTAACCAATTGTAGTCAAGCTCCGTAAACTCAAGACTATCATCCTCTAGATAATCTTTGTCTAAATCTTCAAACTCTAGATAATCCACATCCAGTATATTGCTTGATGTGTTTGCTGTTGTTTCTTCTGTTAACTGTATATTTTGTTTTGGTGGGTTAACAATAAGCATGTTATCTATAATATCCAAAGTTAAGTCTAAAATAACTGGTTTGGTTGGGGGTTTTTCAAATACATCTACGGTTGTAGCTTGGTATGGTTTATTAAGTGTAACTGTACCCATTGCTGTAGTTACCAATATCTCACCGCTAGATAAACCATTAATATCAGGTAATAGTATTAATAAACTACGTCCAGTTTCATCTACAGTTACCGTAAAGTCAGTACCACGTATAGCTATGTTTGCTGTAGGTGTTTTTAAGTCTATATTATTTTTATCAATTTTATTGAGACTGCCTGTGATAAACCTAGCTGTGCCAAGACCAAAGGTGATAGCCATTTTAGATTTGCTAGGATTAGGATCAAAGACGTATTCGTCTATAGTTAGTTGTGAGTGTTCAGTTAGCTTAACTTTAGAATCATCTAGGAATGTAATAGCCATACGACCATTGGTAGTTATAGCTTCATCGTTTTGTTGGATATTAAACTTTAGTTCAGCACTGTATGGCTGACCTCTTACTACTTGTGCAGATCCGTTTAACTCAGATATATTTCCAACATCAACAGCTGGTTGTTGTTCCGCCGTCGCTTTGAATGATACAGATATTAGAATTAGAAGCAGAGCTAGTAATTGATATCCAGTCTCTAGCCAATGTTGACTGTTGTTTAATATTGAATGTATTTGAACTGCCATCTAGATCCAAGTAAAAGTAACCAGCGTCTGAAGAAGTTGAGCCTCCATAGCCATTACCAAGAAAGTTAATTGTGTTACTGCTTCCGTTAACATCTACATAGTTTGTAGCATTCTCATAGTCAATGTCAAAATCAAAATCATTTGAATCTCCAGAGATAATCCAGTCCAGGTCAAGATAAGAAACGTCATCATCCTCTCCTGCCTTTAAATCAAATGTATTACTGCTACCAGTAACATCTATATTCATGTTTACATAATCAGCAGTGATTAATCCTGTACTGTTTAATAATAAATCAAATACATTAGAGTCACCATCAAACTCAAAGAAACCTGTAAAATTATCTCCTTCTATAGCATCTGATCTAAATATATTACTACTACCTATTTGATTAATATCAAGAGTCATTGAAACTCCGTCTAGATCTAAAGCAGTCATGGTTCCAGATGTTGCTTGGGTACCACCGATTAAGTTAGATGATCCTAACTGTTCTAAATCAATAGATGCTGAATTTCCGCTTTGATCGACATGAACTTCATTATCCGCTAATACAGATACGCTAAATAACAAACCAATTAAAAATTTATTCTTCATTTATACTCCAGTAACTTTTTGTTGCTCCTTGTTTCACTGTTTCCAAGACTGCGGTTTCGATTGCTGTTTGTAATGCTATGTCTATAGATTCGTTTCTAACTAGACCATTTTCTATTTCTACTAGCTCTGTTTGGTTGGCTACAAAACGAAATACATCATTGTCTAACGATGCACTTAATATTGTTTTGGTAACTAACACTTCAAGCAATACTTTACCCGTAGTTACGGAAACAGTGCGAAGAGATATGGTGACTGTGTCTTGTTTATATTGCCTAGACATTCCTATGCCTAGGTATCTAGCACCAGCCCCTCCACTTTTAATGTTACTTTCGTAAGATATCACACCACCCTGCATAATCAAGCCAGCAAACATTAGGGGTGGTAACTTCTTTTCCTCGTCAAAATCCTGTCTTGTGCTTCTTATAATCTGTCGTTCTTTAGTAACATTATCTAAACCAACACGTTCTACTACTTCAAAGAAACCATTGTTATTACTACCAGCATGCTTTAACGCTCTGATTAAGTAAGCATCTGGAGCTTGTGTTACCGCAGATGAAAAGGTTGCGTATGTACTGTTGCTTCTACGTTGACCAGTTTGGTCTGTAAATGATCCAGCATAAATTGCTACTACTGGTTTTTTGTTACTTGCTATCTTTATATTAGCCAAGTCAGGCACCAATAAAGATCCAATCTTTGCTGGTTCTGATTCTTGTATTGGTGGTAAATTGTTTTCTATTGGGTCGAACAGTAATGCACAACTAGAAAGAAAAGTCACCAAGAGGAAGTTGTATAATAGTTTCTGAACCATCGCTTGCAATTATTGTTAGTGTAATCATACCATCTTCGATAGTATAACTAATTGTGTTTCCTTCTAAATTAAATGTACCCTCTGTTGACTGCGTTTCTCCAAACATATTTTCTACTATCTGCCTGGATATCTGTGCATATATTCTTGACTCTAAGTTACGAATAAATCTAGCCAAGGTTGTGTTTTCTTTATCTCTCTCGAGTTGCTCCTGGATGGCTTTCAGCTCTTCCTTAACAGTTAATTTTCTTTGATACTCCTGTGAATCAATGGTCAAATAATGTGCGGATGTTCCAATACCAGAGAACGAAGGTGACTTAAATTTATGCACCATTTCATCTGCTTTTACATTCTGCACAAAAATACCTACAAATAAAATTATTCCTATAAAAGATATAATCTTGATTATTAAATCTTTTTCTTTGGCTTTCTTAATCTCTTCTTTGGTCATCTCTATCCGCCTTAGCAATTTTGTTGCTATCTATTAATTGGGGGACACCAAGAATAGTCTTAATAAGAGTATCTTGTCGTATAATCTCATTGTCTAAACTTCGAACCCTATCGATTAATGCTACCAAAATACCATGCTGAGAATCAAGTTTAGTTCCAAGTCTATCTTCCATAGCAGAAATAGATGCATTGACTTTTTCATCAACAGTATCGATTTTAGTTTCCATACCATCGATAATACGCATGATGAGCTTCCAAACAAAAAAGCCAAGACCCAAAGACGCAGCTATAGGAAAGCCTAACTCTGTAATTAAACTTACCGCCTGGTCCACAGGTTAACTATTTGTTAATTTTAGATTTTAGCCAATCAATCCACTCAGGCTTTTTCTTATTAATTATAAATAAAGCTATACCAGCAATAATAATTATTTGAACTAAGACTTCCATATTAACCTCCGATTGTTTTTGTTTCAGTCGTAGGTGTTATCTCTTCAGCTATTTTAGAGTCTAAAGCAGATTTTAAATTTGCTACTTCCTCTTCACCCATAATGCCTTCTACCCAACCAGTAACCACTGCATTAGTTAAGTCTGCAAAAGGTATAAAGTCAGAACCAATATCATCAAGTGATAATGATTGTGTGCCATAAACACTAGCTGTGTATGGTACTTGCTCACCATCTACTTCATGTGTCTCGCTGCTCTCAGCGTTTAGTCTCCAGTGAACATTGTAAACTGTGTCACTGTGTTCTTCGTATGTGGGATAAACATCTACTGTTTTACAATCCCATGTGTATGTATTTGCCATGTTATTCTCCTAGCTATTATCTGTTATATAAGCCTTACCAGTTGCTATCGCATCTGTGTAAGATGATTTATCTTCTGAACTACCAACTACATCAGGCGTATCATCATCTTCATCAGAAGGTGCATACGCTAAAACGATTTCCAAATGGTCTACGTTTCTTTGTACTGTGTCGTTAATGTCTGCTTGTTCTAATCCCTCAACATCATACGTTCCTGCATTTATCTCGTTTATAAGATTAACACTATCAGTTGCTGCTGTTAGAACTTCTGTTACTGTTGCCATGTTATTCTCCTAGTTTTTGTTTAAGTGACTCTACTTCTTCTGAAAGCTCTTGCACCGCTTTAACAAGCATAGGCACAAGTTTACCATAAGATGCTTCTAACCTTTCAGGGTTATCTTTTAGAACAAGACCAAGACGTTCTGCTTCATTGTGTTTTTCTTGTACTGCATCTAACTCCTGTGCAATGAAACCAAAATCTTCTACGCCATTATGAGTATTGTCTCTTCTTTCCCAAGTAAATGATACTGGTCTTAAATCTTTTATAAATTCAACACCAAGCTGTAAATCTTCAACATTAGACTTATCTCTTGCATCTGATAAGGCTGATATGGTTTGTGTATTACAGCGTAAACTTGTTATGTTTGCATCACCAAGTGTGATTGAATTAGTTGATGTAGCTGATGCTGTATCTGCTTGATATCCAATACAAGTATTATTTGTACCTGTAGTTATTAAGTCACCAGCAGATTTACCAATAGCTGTGTTATCAGAGCCTGTGCTGTTTTTTAATGCATCTGCACCAACTGCTGTTATGCCTGATGATGTTGTGTTTGCCGTTGCAGCATCTTTACCAATAGCCACATTGAACTCACCAGTTGTATTAGCTTCTAATGCATCTTTACCAAAAGCTGTATTGTCAGAGCCTGTGTTGTTTTCTAAGGCTGCATAACCTACTGCTGTATTGTTACCGCCAGTTTGGTTTGCACTCATAGCTGTGTAACCGACAGCTACATTACCGCTTCCTGTCGTATTGTTATATAAAGAATGATGTCCTACAGCTACAGTTCCAGTTGCAGTTGTTTGGCTTCTTAAAGACTGATAGCCAAGTGCTGTGTTTCTAATGCCTGTAGTTATAGCATGTGAAGCTTGATGTCCGATAGCTGTATTACTATGCCCTGTACTATTAGTATGTAAAGCTTCATAACCCATAGCAACATTTTGTTGTCCAGTAGTGTTAAGTTGCATAGCATCTCTACCAATAGCTACGTTACTACCACCTTCAGTATTAGAGTCTAAAGCTTGATGACCAACAGCAACATTATTACCGCCTGTTGTATTTGCTTCTAAAGAATCATAACCAACAGCAACATTATTAGCACCTGTAGTATTTCTAAATAAAGCCTGTAAACCAAGTGCTGTGTTATCATTACCTGTGGTGTTAAATGCTAATGCTTGTTGACCTATAGCTGCATTTCTAATACCTGTGGTATTTCTTTTCATGGTTTCATAACCGACTGCTGTGTTATTTGAGCCTGTCGTATTAACTTGTAAAGAAGCATATCCGATTGCTGTGTTGTTACTTGCAGTAGTGTTGTTTCCTAAAGCATCTCTACCTATCGCAGTATTGAATTGTCCAGTTGTATTATCTGATAAAGCAGAATAACCAACTGCTACATTATTACTTGCTGTTGTATTGCTTAATAATGCATTCCTTCCAACAGAAGTATTGTTTGAACCAGTTGTAAGACTATTTAGTGACGACCTACCTACAGCAACATTACTATCACCTGATGTTAAGTTTGCTAAGACTTGTGTACCTAAACCTGTATTTGAGGTTGCACTTGATAAAGTTCCTGTAGCACCATCAAGACTTATAAGAATACTATCAACAAAATCAGTTTCGTTTGCTTTAATCCCTACGTTATTAATAGTGCCTACGTTTGCTTGTCCTGCAAGGTGAAGGTCTTTGAATCTAAAAGTAGCAGTACCTAAACTAATTTCATTATCATCTCTAGTATTGCTTAACATTGGTGAAATGTTATTTCCACTAAAGTAAAGACCTGCTTTATTGGTTGTACCTGATATTGTTAAGTTACCACCATTAGAACCAATACTTCCAACTGTTGAGCCGTCTTTTCTGAATTGCAGTATTTCACCATCACTA